GAAGATTGCTTTAAGAAACAGTGAACAAAGGTTCATGGATCACAGAGATTTATTGGTGATACCTTTTTCAGGCGGAACCCCGAGTGGTGATGCTGTTGGAACAACCGACCTGAACACAAATTTTTCAAACTTCTATGAAATGATGTATTTTGCATAAATGTTGGTTAGATTCCCTTAACTCTTTGGCTACGATAAACCAACATTTTTGAGGTAAATTTAGATCAATAAAATTCAGAACGTTAGAGTAAATGATTTTGATAAAGATACACAGACAACACTGCCAATTATGCCTACAGATTTTTGGTTAAAATATCCAATTTGGTGTCCCCTTTTTAAAAGATTGCATAAATATTTTTGGATATAAGCAGGAGATGATACTACAGTATGGGCATAAGAAGAAATGGCCTTAAAATATATCGAAATCGTTAAACTTAGAACCTCAAGCAAAAAAGATTATGATAAAAAGATTGGACTAGGGCAAGTGATAAAACATAAATAAATAAAATACGGTGATTTTGACCAAATTGAATTTTGCTCAAAAGTAAGCTTCTCGGCTGGCACTGTATAATCCTGGTCCGTTTATAGAGATCCTAAGAAGACCTTAACTACTAAGCAGTTTTATATCAAAAGAAATGCGCGTATTTTCAAAAATCCAGCTTTACATCCCTTTGCTATTTTACAAGGTTTACGTGCATAGAAGATGAGCAAACTATTATAAGATATTGTTTAGTATCGAGTTAGGTCAACAATGAAGTTATTATACATAAAGAAAAAACTTTAAATCTAATAAGCAAAATAACATGGAGCTTTATCACAAGACATTTATTAGATACATGCAAGAGATAAATAACTTCAATCTTTTGGACTCTTAAAATACAACCCTCGAGATTAGTTTTAAAAGAAATGCCATAAAGACTTCAAGGAGTAACACATCATCAACAGTATTTTCCTTTAAAATTAATAATTGCAATACATATAATAGAAACTCAGATACATATATCACTAATAATAAGGAAGAGGGTATTAATTTTAAAAAGAAATAAATGATTCAATTGCAATTTCAATTTCAGATCTTTATCAGCTATATTTGACCGACAAATTCAGTTACAATCGATCAATTGTTTAAGGTTTAACGTCGAACAAGATTAAATTCTAACACAACTTTTTATAAAACTTGAGCATACCGTGTTAGGGTCCATAACCAGACAGATAAATCTAGGAAGTTTAATCTTGTTAGGATAGAGTTTCAGATTCTGAATGTGCTCACATTCAGAGCGGTGAATACGGCAGACATCTATCCTTGTTGAATAAAATTTTGAAAATTTAAGCAATCAAATCAGGCCACGGCCAATCTAGTTTCGGCGCTTCCCATATGTCGACTAGAATCAAGAATATTAGCTGCTTAAATTTTCTGACACGCAAGGCTGACGTGTCCTTCAATGACAAGATGATTACAATCGAAGTGTATTCCATTGTATCAGCAAAGAGTGCCAGGAAAATCTAGAGCAGGGATGCTGCTCTGATTGCATAAATTCAAACTTTCGAAAACTAATAATAATAAGAATCATGAGGCTGATTCTTCTAGTTTGAATTTTGGCTTTGCTTTCATCTTTCGTCTATTACGCTTATCTGGTGAACAATATAAGCGAGAGCGTTATTTGGTGGACATTTAACAAGGCTCGGCAGTATAGATATGGGAACTTATATAGAGTAAGAAAAGTCCTATGCT